TTGCCTCAGACCCGCTAAAATCATAACCTTGCTCGACGAAGTCATTGCCAAGTCCAAAGCCATACGATGACCCTTCTCGATATAAAAATAGCCCAGCGTTTTCTACACTTGCGGTAAGTATTTTACCGTTTGAGTCTACGGTATTGACCCTCATTGTTGGCTGAGTGAAAAGTAACAGGGTCGTATTATAGGTGAACGCGTCGCCTTCTTCGTCCGTTGTATTTACCGTTTTAGTGGGTGGAAGAGGAATATCTACAACGTCGTCTGCCGCAAATCCAGAACCAGAACCACCAGTAGGAACAGTGACAGAACTTATGAAACATCTTCGGTTTATATAGTGGTTAGTAGTCTGNCCACTTCCAAATGTAATACTTGCAGACACTCCTGAATTACTAGAGGCAGTTACGTTGACCGTAAATCCATACTTCTTTTTATAGTCCCCTTGTTTAATAAATAACAAGGCTTCCTTTGCAACGGCTGGAGATTTAGCTGTGCCTAACCCAACAGCTTGCTCTGTGTTTAGTATGAACGTGCTATCTGCGATTGTAAGAGCTTTTAATGACGCACGAGCCGTAGCAGAGGCAAGATAAGTATTACTGACGGGGTAACCAGTAGCTACATAATTAGAGTTCGCGGCAAGTTCTGCTGTCGTCCAAGATGCTTTATAGCAATTAGTCCCTACCTTTATGTCTTGCTCAACACCTGTAATCATATTGTAGGCGTATAGATGTGTTCCATCATGAATAAGAACATACTTCTCCGAGTCACTTCGATTGATAAAGTGAACAAAGCTATTACTGTCTATAGCACTCGTAAGTAACCTAGCAAGATGTCTAGTGTTAGGACGCTTCTTTAGTCCATCCGCAACAGAGCTAAGAGCGTTTTCCTGCTCCTCACATTGACCAGCAAAGCGTGTTGCGTCTGATTGTTGAGATACCCCTTGGATGAGGTTAGGGACACTTGTATTAATTAATGCCATTAAGAGATGTCGTAGTTACGATTGATGCCAACTCTAGCTGAGGTGTCATAGTTGTCAAATATAGTTCTGTCGGAGGTGCTGCCATCTGATTCTAGTAGGTTAGCTCTAGCAACGTATTCATCACGAGCAATCAAAGCTTCTAATTCCCTAGACCCAATGATGCGTCCTTGGAATACTCTTGATGCTTTGAGGGTGATGTATCTACGTGCTACCTCTGGTAAGCTATCCCAATCTAGTAAACGCATTTGGTTTACCGTTAGGTCACTTGTAAAAGTTGTTGTATTATTCTTACGGTCGAACAAGGTCGCTCCGCGTTGAACAATATCTAATGATGTGTCAATGGGGTCAAACTGTATAATGTCGGCAGGGACAGTAATAGAACCACCTACAGGTGAATACTTTACATCTGTCTCAGTATTAAAATGCCACCCTTCCGATTGCACGTCTTTGCTCACTTCGTTAAGTGCAGCGATAGCGACGGAGACAGATACGGGAACTGCTGAGGTGTCGCTAATGCTATTCACAGGTGATTCACCGATGTGACCTAGCATTGAGTTTACTGCTTCTAGTTGGGTAGTNNATGTAGCCATTATTATTTNTCTTTCTTTTTAGGAAAACCCTTCTTCATATTGTCNTAGGACTTCTTGGAGACTGTGGATTTCTTCTTACTGCGGCTAATGCCTAGTTTCTTGCGTCGGTTAATATTTTCGTATAGGGACATAATTTAACATTTCCATCGTTTAAGGGCTAAAGCTTTACGAGTAGGGCGACCCTTAGAGTCTTTCATGGCTCCTTTAACACCTGACATTCTTGCACAGAAGCTACGCTTTCTAGCGCCTCCCTTGGGCTGTGGTGCTTTAAGATTAGAACCCGTCTTCTTATTATAGTAGTCACGACCTTTCTTGGTGAGACCGCCTTTCTTAGACTTATGTTCTTTTCGTAATGATACGCCTTTTCGTTTCATAAAATAAAAAAGCCCTCCAAGGGATTAACCAAGGAGGGCTTTGAATTTAGAGGGTTTTAAGCAGGAAGAATCTTCACTGCACACTCAGGGCGAAGGACACCATGACCCATTGCATATTTAGCAACGAATAGTGTACCTTGACGCTCGATTTGGTACTCGGACTCTGTAGCGAGGTCGAGAAGCTTAACTGTACCGATAGCTTCCTTAGTACCAACGAGGATACCATGTTCACCACTGTTGTTAAGCGCAGAGAAGTCACCATTGTAACCTACTCCACTTCCACCGAAGGGGTCGTTGTTAGCAGAACCATCATCATTGTCAGCATTGGTTTGGTCATTAGACCCACCAGTACCAGCAGCAGAGATGTTGCCTTCAGCGATAACTTCTAGGAAGTTGNTGCTCTTCTTGAGTTGGATACCTGCAACTTCAACGATTGAACCGCGAGCAGCATCAGCAGAACCACCAGAGGTGTCCTTGTTGATAGCAACATTATCAGCAGTCAATAGCTTGTAGTATTGAGCAGGAGTTACGATAGCGAAACGTCCTTCACTTGGAGCATCTACTTCGTCCAGCTTAGTAGCAGCCGCATAGAAGTGCGTCAACGATACCAGCAGTGGTGTTAGTAGTTGCACCAGCGATGGAGTTACCACCAGCTTGTGGAGCAGAAGCGCCAGCAGAAGCAGCAGCGAAGAGAGTCTTCATTGTTGCGATGTCGAAGCGTTTTGCTAGAGCCTTACCAAGTTCAGAAGCATAAATGCTACGAACGTCGTAGTGACTCTTGAGTTCATCAATGTTAGCAATGAATGTGGACGATACAAGAACATCATCAATAGTGATGACACGCTCGTTCATTCCAATGCTGCTAAGCATTGAGTTACCAGAGTCAGCGATGTTGACTCCAGGTGTGTGATATTTTGCAGAAGCAATTCCTGATACTGGGAACTGAGCAGACTTACCTGATGTGATTGTACGCATCAAGTGCAAGTCCTTCATGACATTGTTCTGTTCAAAAGCAGTCAGGATTTCTCCTGAGAAGACTTTGAGAAACAACGCATCATTGTCAGAACCCCCAGAAATGAGACCACTGCGGCTTGGGGATGTATTACCATTTGCCATAGTTTTTATCTTTCTATTTTAGGGTTAGTTTTAGTTTATTGTTTTTTGTCTTCGATTATCTGCTTACCAAATGTTATCCTCCTCGGAGGGCATTGTGCTTATTAATCTTAAACGAAAGTTATAGGAAGGTCATAGCTCGTTGAGCATAACCCTCCAGTCGTAATTGTTTACGGTCACTGATAGGGTGATGTACTCGTCTCCAAGCACCACCACCACCATTCCATATAAACAACCAATGCTTTACGGTCGGTTCTATTCCTTGTCTTTTAATATGTTTTGAATAGTGCGCCAGAACTGTATAAGCGATTTCTTTAGAAATTCTTGGGTCGAAACAATCCTCATGGACAAGACTTTTACCGCTGATACGATTGAAGTCTTTAACCATAATACTCGTAATTTGATAGAACCCAAAAGCTTTACCATTGTCGCCAATGACGTTTGGCTTACTATTCGGATACACTTCCCACAAAGGGATTTTTGACACGAATCTGGAGATTGACAGATTTTCATTTGCTTTTAATTGGGGGATTAGGAACGCAAGAAAAGATAATAATATTAAATATAATTTCATTCATCTTATTTAATTTGGGNTGAACCAAAGTAGAAGCCTACGATGGCAAGGGCTGTTTGTCTGATTTCAGGGAAGGATTACAAAGCCTTGAACGGTTTCCCATTGAACGCTCTTGAATAGCCCTAGAAAGCCTCCAGTCTCTCTGACAACACTAATACCCACACCTGTCCATGCGAACACGAACGGGGCAATTACGATGGCAAAGACAGTGGAGACCACTAGAAATCTACGAACTAATACACCACCATTACGTTTGGCAGCGGCATCAGCGGAGGCATCTGCGGCTTGCTGGGAAGAAAGCATACGCTCAAATTGACGAGCTTGGTTTTCCAACTGCACTCCGATGAGCTTCATTACGAAGCCACTGAGTCCTCCTCCTAGCATTGCTATTAGTTCTGGTGTCATAATTATAATACGGTTGTGACTGAGAGTCGTTGTTCAACTAGCTTTCTGTATCCTGCATCTTCAGCATACTTAGGGTCACGCATTGCGCGAGTCACCTCAGCGGCAGAACCATATGGCTTTACACCAGCGTCAGAAGCAGAAGTCCCACCTTTTTCGAGGGAAGGTTCTCCACCACCTAGTGCTTTGTATTGAGCATATAAGCCTTTAACTGCAACATTTGCTTGGCTCGTTGTGCCACTCTCAACAATAGTGTTGAAAGCTTCTAGCTCATCATCGGCTAAGTTTTCACCAGCCCATTTAGCCATAGCGTCATACTCAGCTTCACCACCCACAGAGTTGTGGATGCTTGTAGTCTGAGCGTCTACTAGGGATTGCTGACCAGCGATGTATGCGTTGACCATTTCACGAGAGAGACCAGCTTGTTCAAGACTTTCATAGGT